TTTTATCTAAATTATTTAATTGAGTATCATCATTTGATTTATTGTTAATATCATTTATATTTTCTTTTATATCATTATTATCTAAATAATTATTATTTTCTATACCAGAATCATTCTCTACTACTTCAGAATCTTCTTCTACTACTTCAGATTTTTCTTCTACTACTTCAGATTTTTCTTCTACTACATCAGATTTTTCTTCTACTACATCAGAATCTTTCTTTACATTAGAGTGATCATTTAAATCTAGATCTTTATTTAGATTATCTTGATTATCTAAATTAAAATTATTATTTAGAAGCGAATTGTTTTCTACATTAGAATTTTTAGTATCATCAGAAATTATATCAATATTAGAATCTTTAGTTACTTCAGAATTGATATCTATATCAGAATCGTTATCATCATTAGAATTTTTATCATTATTATCATTATTATTAACATCATGAATTGTATTAGATATTTTAGTATTGCTAGAAAATAATGGTTTAGAATTATCTACAATAGAATTAACAATTAGAGCTTGTAATAATCTGATTTCAATAGTAAAAAATTTATTTGAAAATTTACATCCTACTATTTCAAAAATAGGAATAAAATTTATTCCAGTTGTAAATAAATCGTTGCTTATAATATTATGATTTATATCATAGCAATTAAATTTAATACTATTATCTAGATTATTTTGTTGAATATATGCTTTAATTTTTATACCTTTATCATGAAATAATAAAGGAGATTGAAATGATTCATCAATATCATCTATTGTTACATCATCTTCAAACCAATCATCTTTATTATTTAATAAAGATTCTTTAACAATATTTTCTAATTTAATAAAAAAATTATAAAAGTCGTTTGTACCTTCTGATCCATTTATAAAAATTAGTTCACTAACTATTTTATTTTTATATTTTTTAATACCATTTGATGTAATACATTGAGGGGCTTGTATAATAAATGGATTATTATTAAAATAAATTCTAGAAAAAAATGAGTTAGCTTGTAATTGATTTGGTATTCCTAAACTAACTTTAGAAAAATCTATATCATTATTTTCAATAACTAATGCCATATAACATGTATAAATAAATGTTATATGAAAAAAACACGCAATTAAATTGTATAATATAATTAAATATGACAGAAAAAACTTGTGAAATTAAAAAAAATATAATAATAGAAGGTTTGATTAATTATTTAAAGGATGAAGATGTTAAAAATAATATAAAAGACATTGTAAAACCATTATTAGAAATAATATTAATAGAATTATATCCGTATATATTTTACTTTGTAATCATACTACTAATACATATATCATTAACAGTATATATAATATATGTAACACTTAAGAAAATTGAAAATTGAAAATATTTTAAATAGATATTAGAATATAATATTAATGTTAAAACTAAAACTATTAGATTTTAATACAAGTGATTATGAATATTTATTAGATGATAATGATGAAGAATTACAATTAAGACTTGAAATGTTAGAAGAACATGATAATAAATATAGAAATAATAATATTAAGAAGTGTTATAACTATTTAATAAATATATTTGGTATAGATGAAGAAAGAAATACATATTCATTATTGGTAAATGATTTTAAACCATATTTCTTTTGTAAATGTCCAAATACTTGGAAAGAATCAGATAAAAGAAATTTTGTAACTTGGTTAAATAGTAAGAAAGATGTTCATATAAATATTTTAGATTCTAAATTAATTAAATGTAAAAAGTTATATGGATTTGATAATAATAAATTATATAACTTTATACAATTATATTTTAATAGTGAATATGAATATAAGTCTTTTAAATATTTATGGTATAATGAGAGTAAACTCATTAGTGGTGGTTTAAAATATAAAAAAAATATACAGTTAGAGTTATATGAAGCTCATATACCTCCATTACTAAGATTCTTTCATGAAAATAATATTAGTCCATCTGGATGGATAAGCATTTCTAAAAATAAATGTAAATTATTAAAAAAATATGAGAAAAAAACTAATTGTACATATGAAATAGAAGGAAGTTATAAAGATATAGAAGCTTTAACAATAGATGATTTAGCACCATATAAAATTTGTAGTTTTGATATTGAAGCTAGTAGTAGTCATGGTGACTTTCCATTACCACAAAAGACATATAAAAAATTAGCATCTGAAATTGTAGAAGTATCTGATAAAAAGGTTATAGATATTGAGCTTTTTAATGAAATATTATATATTGCGTTACTAGATAAAAAAAATGATTCATTAAATATAAATAAAGTATATACTAAACAAAGTATAAGTAAAGAAAAATTAAATGAAATAATAACTTTAATATTAGAATACAATATTAAGAGTTTAAAAGTAGAAAGTAAGAATACAATAGAGAATATTTTTAAATCAAATAGTTTGAGTGATGATGAAGATGAATATTCATCATATAAAAAAAATAATAAAGTAATAGATGATAATGTAAATAATATATTAGATTTTATAAACAATAAAGAAATCACAAGAGAATTAAAAATAGAAAAATTAAATGCGTTATTAAGTTCAAAATTACCAGATGTTAAAGGTGATATAGTAACTTTTATTGGTTCAACATTTATAAATTATGGCAAGAAAGATATATATAAAAATCATTGTTTAGTATTAAATGATTGTGGTAAAATAAATAACATAGATAATGTAGAAATAGATGAATGTAAAACAGAAAAAGAATTATTATTAAAATGGAAAAATCTAATATTAGAAGAAGATCCTGATATTATTATTGGATATAATATATTTGGTTTTGATTATGAATTTTTATATAGACGTGCTTGTGAAAATATGTGTGTGAACGAATTTTTGAAAATGTCTAGGTTAAAAAATGAAATATGTGGGAAAAAAAATAAGCAAAATATTTATGAGTTAAATGAAACAAACATCGTATTAGCTAGTGGTCCACATATATTAAAATATATTAATATGACAGGTAGATTACAAATAGATTTATATAATTATTTTAGAAGAGATTATAATTTAGAATCATATAAATTAGATTTTGTTTCAGGTTATTTTATTGGTGATAGTATAAAAAACTATACAGTAGATGAAGATAAAAATATATCAATAATAGAAAGTGATAATTTATCAGGATTAACAGTTTCAGCATATATACATATAGAAGAATTAGGTCATACAAATGAATATTTATTTAATGGTAAAAAATTTAAGGTGTGTGAAGTTGATCTAATAAACAAGAAATTTATTATAGAAGATATTATTAATTTAAACTTAAAAAATAAAATAAAATGGTGCTTAGCAAAAGATGATGTAACACCACATGATATTTTTAAATTAACTAATGGTACAAAATATGATAGGGCAATTGTAGCGAAATATTGTATTCAGGATTGTAATCTTGTTCATTCGTTATTAAAAAAAATAGACGTTATAACTGGATTTATTGAGATGAGTAAAATCTGTAGTGTTCCAATTAGTTATTTAGTATTAAGAGGTCAAGGTATTAAATTAACTAGTTTTATTGCTAAAAAATGTAAAGAAAAGAATACATTAATGCCTGTATTAAAATCTGTAGGAGATGATTCAAATGATGAAGGTTATGAAGGTGCTATAGTTTTAGATCCAAAATGTAATCTATATATAGATAATCCAGTAGCATGTGTAGATTATAGTTCATTATATCCATCATCAATGATAAGTGAAAATTTATGTCATACAAGTAAAGTATGGACAAAAGAATATGATCTAAATGGAAATTTATTAGAAGATAAAACCTGGGGTGAAAGAGATGAAAATGGAAATTTTATATATGATAATTTACCAGACTATAGTTATGTAGATGTAGAATATGATACATTTTCATATGTTAGAAAATCAGCTAAATCTGCAGCCCAAAAAGTTAAAACAGGAACAAAAATATGTAGGTTTGCTGAACATAAAGATTATAAGGCAATTTTACCATCAGTATTACAAGAATTATTAAGTTCACGAAAAGCAACTAAGAAACAGATGGCAAAAGAAACAGATCCATTTATGAAAAATATATTAGATAAACGTCAATTATCTATTAAATTAACAGCAAATTCATTATATGGTCAAACAGGTGCTAAAACAAGTAGTTTTTATGAAAAAGATGTTGCGGCAAGTACAACAGCAGTAGGTAGAAAATTAATTATATATGCTAAAAATATAATAGAAAAGGTGTATGGTGATGCAATATGCGATACAAAGAATTATGGAAAAGTAAGAACTAATGCGGAATATATTTATGGTGATACTGATAGTGTGTTCTTTACTTTTAATTTAAAAGATATTAATACAAATGAACCAATAGTAGGTAAAAAAGCATTAGAAATTACAATTGAATTAGCTCAACAGGCTGGAGAATTAGCAAGTAAATTTTTAAAGAATCCTCATGATTTAGAATATGAAAAGACCTTTGATCCATTTTTACTAGTATCAAAAAAACGTTATGTAGGTATGTTATATGAAACAGATATAAATAAAGCAAAATGTAAAAGTATGGGATTAGTATTAAAACGTAGAGATAATGCTCCAATAGTAAAAGATATTTATGGCGGTATAATTGATATTTTAATGAAAAATAGAGATATAGGAAAATCAGTAAACTTTTTAGATGAATGTTTAAATAATATATTAAATGGTAATATATCATTTGATAAATTTATTATAACAAAATCATTAAGAAGTGGATATAAAAATCCATCACAAATAGCACATAAAGTATTAGCTGATAGAATGGGAGAGAGAGATATTGGTAATAAACCATCTGCTGGTGATAGAATACCATTTGCTTATATTGTAACAAAAAAAAAAGGATTACAAGGTGATAGAATAGAACATCCAACTTATATAAAAGAAAAAAATATTAAATTAGATTATGGACATTATATTACAAATCAAATTATGAAACCCATATTACAAATATATTCATTAATATTATTTGAAATACCTATATTAAAAAAGAAAGCATTATTAGTAAATAGAATAAAACGTGAATTATTGGCATTAAAGAATATAGAGTGTGATATTAAGAAAAAAGAAGAACAAATTAAAAATAAATATGTTCAACAGCTATTATTTGATAAATATATTGAAAAATGTGAACATATGAAATCAAATACAAATTCAATTACAAAATTCTTTAAATAATTTCA